CGTGATTATTACCGCCGAAAGGTGGAGTGGCTCGCGTTACGAGCTGATACCAGTTTCGGGATCTGGATCCACTATCACCGAGTGAGTCTAACCATCTCACTTCATTTTAATCGATTGGTTATCGATGTTCCGCGCTGATGCCAGTCAGTGCTGCTAGAGCTGCACCGCGGATTACTTTGTCAATTGTCTGCACGCTAATGAATCGAGGCGAGCATGCAAGAAACCTTGCGTGAGCGGGCTGGTCTAGATTGTCTAGGACGGTACCGATCGGATGGGCGCAACAAGAAGCTCACCGAAGCGTTGCATGCGCTATCCCGATCCGTCGAAGTGCCTGCGTATGACTATCCGTTGTACAACATGGTTACGGACGTTCTCGGGTATCGTCTCAATGTTGCCGAGGAGAATCGAAGTGTCACCTCGAGTCAATGGGTGGAAACAGCCATTACCAAGTACGGCTGTCCAATTCACCTCACCAGAGACGAATTCCGACACTCAGGAAAGTCCGAGGGTTGCACGTGCAACTTTCGTGACCTCCGAGGAAGAGACAGCAACCGGCGAGAACCGGAAGACGTCGGTACGGATGGAGGGCGATCCGAGCGAGCGGGATCTTCTCTTCGCGGTGCTTCAGATGAAAACAGGGGAGTTGCACTACCCTTGTCTGGAGTTCACGTATCAGATGCGGGAAATAGAGGACCCGAATCGAAGCTTGCACACCGACTTGCAATTAGTTCGGTCTATAGCTCGGTCCGTGGTATTGACGGAAGGCGAAAGCCTCTCGCATTGGCTGAAGTGGTGGAGAAACATATCCATCGCACTTCTTACGCTGGCCTACCTCTTCTCACCAATAATGGCGATGTTCTTGACAAGGGACTCCGCCTTGCTCAGCGGATTTACGACGGGGAAAGGCGTTTCGATCCTTACCTTTTCGGTCGCCGCGTGCAGCCTGGTTCTTCTGGTCCGAAAACTCGTCTCGTATGGATGGCGCCGTTGCCTACGAGCATTCTGGGTCTGGCTTTCGCCAAGCCCGTTCAAGAAGCTATGGCGCGTAACCGTCCGTACATTTGGGGACTTCAGAAACATGAAGAAGGCTCGATCTTGGCAGAAATGGCGGGGCGTTTTCGCTACGTCTATAGCGTTGACTGGTCTCAGTTTGACGCTTCTGTCTCCCCTTCTCTAATCAATGACATGTTCCGAGTGGTACGGAGCGTCCTTGATTTGACAGATCGTGAGGACAAAGTATTTTGGTCCTACGTGAATGATTTTATTCACACACGTATTGTGTTGCCTGATGGTAACGTTTATCAGGTACATCGCGGTGTCCCAAGTGGGAGTGCTTTCACTTCGATGATCGATAGTATGGTTAACGTCTACCTCATGAATTATTTGTGGGTTAGGCTTACTGGCCATGCGCTCGGACACAATCAGCTCGTCGTAATGGGCGATGATGCAGTTGTAGCGTCAAACGAACGAGTCGAACTGGCCGACTTGGCACGTATAGCGCTAGAGTGCGGATTCAAACTTAACGTCGAAAAGTCTGTCATAGCTTCTGCGCACGATGATGGGCTAGAAATCAGTTTCATCGGTCACGTCTGGAAGCACAGTAGGCCCCGTAGGGCTCACCGTGAGCTAATTACTCGCATGGCGTTGCCTGAACGCCACGCCAAACAGGATCTGGCCCGATCCTTGACCCGTCTGGGTGGGTATGCGCTTAGCAGTGTGGATGGCCTAATCATCCTTCTACAACTGTACAACCAGGATGACGTAATCAGTGCCCTCAGTCAATATTTGTGGGAACTGCGCATTAGCAACGGAGATGATAGGTTGCGGTCGTTTGATCTCCCAGGAGATCTTAGGAGACGCATGTTGGTGGAAGGAGTTGCACCTCCATCATTTGGCGACGGATCAGGTCCGTTCGTTCTTATGTATGGGAGTGTGTTCTGACC